CACGATTTTTCGCGGCTCGCGCAGAAGATATTACGAATAAACAACTCATTTCTTGGTTGAGGTGGTTTGAGGATTCGAAATATGCACAATGGACCAATTATGTTCCTGATGACTGGATCTCCAGCGATCTTATGAAGGGACTGATTATGTTTTTGAACACAGATATACTTAATATTCGTATTAAGAGAGCTGTTATAAATTACTTTATTGCCACTGGTTTTATTATTCTTTTTATTTCCTGTTTTTCCCTTGCCTTGGCAGGGATAATAGGTTTTGGAATGTCCTTGGGCTTTGTTTCATATTACGCTACAATTGTAGAAAATGTGAAGGAAGCCTATTACAATGAAGTTAAGCGGCGACGCGATATTATGCCGGAACTATTTGTAGATGTTCGAGAGAATCATCTCAAATATGTTTGCGGAACTATTGCGGGTTTCTCAGTTATCTGGGGTTGCGTTAAAACAATCCAAGCTTTTCGCTCAATGACTTCTATCCAAGGAGTATTACAGCCGAAGAGTATTACAGAGATTAAACAGAGAGAGACAGAAGAAAATGTTTGGCTATCAACTGCTACGAAAAAGGTGGCAGGAGTATATCCACACGATATTGATCATTATGAAGGTATCATACAAAAGAGTATTTGGTATTTCAGTTACGAAGTACGCGACAAAATTCGCTTTTGTGATGCTTTCATGGTGCGGACACATATATTGATGATCCCTTATCATATGGTGCCTGAGTTTAGCGTTCAGGCCACTATTAAGAAAAGGGGGCAATCGATTAGTTTTATCATAGATCCTTCGCGTGTTCAACGCATGCAAGGAACAGATTTAGCTTTAGTGTACGTAGCCAATAGTGGTGATTGTCCTAATCGAATGAGCTTATTTGCTGACGAGGTTTCTCCTAGGAGTGTACCTTGCGTCAGTTATTATGTTGATGAGGATGGCAAAACATCTACTGATCGGTTTCTGTGGGCGCCGAATGAAACAGTTACTAATGGACTTCACACTTTTAGAGGTTCATATTATAGTATGTCTCAACCCACCTTTGGTGGCCAGTGTATGACTTGTTGTGTTTCGGAGGGAAAACAACATCATATATTAGGTTTCCATTTAGGTGGGCAAACAGGACTTGTAAACGGATGCGCTGGTGCCATCACACTTCCCGAACTAAACGTTGGTATTTCTAACTTACTTGATTTAAGCCAAGCGTTTACTTTGGGCCCAGATTCTACTGAATTACCAGATAAGATTCTCGGGAAAAAGTTTGATGTCAGTGGAGGTGTTCACTACAAGTCCCCTGTTAACTGGATCCCCAATGATTCAGCGGTTCTAGCTTATGGCGAAGTAACTGGGCGAGCTCGTATGGTCTCTAAGGTCAGAGAGTTGCCCATTTCTGCAGCTGTGACGGAAATCACTAAAC